TTTCGTTTAGAATCAATAACTTGCCCGAAAGTTGAAAATGACAGAAAACTGCGAAAAATTGTATGTAATATTTGTTTTATCATTTTAATATACTCTTATTATACACTATTCTACGGCAGATTCAAGACATTTCGGGTTCAGCTGCCCGAAAGTTGCCCTATGTACTCATTTTGTTCTAATATAAAGTCAATAAAATCAACAACTTAGAAAAATCTACGAAAACTGCAAAATTTTAAGTCTAATTTAGTTGATTTTTCGGGATATTTTCGGCATTTATGGTATGATAACCCTTTTCTACCGAATCAATGGCAACTTCGAGAAATTTTACAGTATCCTCTTCACCCAACATAGCAACATACGAATCAACTATGACTTTAAAGCACATAGAAACGGTTGCCATCTCTTTACCTGGGTTCTTTGAAATGATTTCTGCCATATCCACTTGTGCTTCCATCAAGATTAGTTCTTCATCACTCATACTATTATTATACACTATTTCAGGCTATTTGTAAAGCAGTCTTATAAATAGTTTATAAAGTATTTTCAAGGAATCAAAAATATGTACGAGTACAAATGCAAAATAGTTAAGGTTGTTGATGGCGATACGGTTGATGTAGATATTGACCTAGGATTCGGTTGTTGGTTAAGAGACGAAAGAGTCCGTGTTATGGGTATCGACACACCTGAATCAAGAACTAGTGATAAAGTCGAAAAGATATTCGGTCTAAAAGCAAAAGAGAGATTAAATTCTCTTTTAGGTGCTAACGCAATCTTACAGACACAGGTAAGTAAAAATGGCGAAAATATGAAAGGCAAGTTCGGTCGTATTCTCGGTAACTTTCTAACAGAAGATGGTAGTAAAATTTGTGCTGATATTCTAGTACAAGAAGGTCATGCCGTACACTATACAGGTGGTTCAAAGGATGCTATTATTGAGCAACATATGATAAACCGACAAAGATTAGTTGACGAAGGTGTTGTGCCTTGTCCTCCTGGTATGTCATCTAACAATCCAGAAAACGAAGCAGTTAAAATAGCTATACAAGAAGATGAAGTTATTATAGAAAAAATTGTTGAATTTCAAATACCAAAAACTGTGAAGAAAAAAAAGAAAAAGAAAAGTAAAAAATAAAGGAAATTATTATGTTTAAGTTTATACAAGAAATCTTTTTTCCAACTCCTAAAAAAGTAGTTAAGAAAAAAATATCTAAAAAGAAAAAGAAAAAAACATCTAAGAAGAAATAATGAAGGGTCAATTTATCGTCAAGGTAGGAACTTCTTTACTAGAATTTTCTGACTACAATAACATACCTGATAAATTTGATAATGTGATTAGTTTTAAACCAGAGTATCCGAGTTCTCCTCATAGTGAAGAAGATCACGCATACATAGAAACTTTTGATTCTAAATTAAAAGAGTTAATGAAAAGAGAAACTAATGCCGGCAGTAACTAGAATTGGAGATGCTGATGTCGCTCATTGTAGTGGCATGACGAGAGCACAAGGTTCTGGTAATGTTTTTGCAAACGGAATAGCAGTATCAAGACAAAGTGATAATAATACTGGTCACTTACTACCTGGCATTCCTTGTCCTTCTCACTCTGCACCTATCGCAACTGGTTCTGGTAGTGTGTTTGTAAATACTCTAGGGTGTGGTCGAGTTGGTGATGGAATATCAGGATGTACATCCGTGGCTGCAGGGTCAGGTAATGTATTTGCTGGGGGTTAAACAATCGGTATAAATATTGTAATAGGAGAGATTACGAATGTCAAGATATGACGCTACACAAAGTAATGAAAGTAAAAGAAGTGAGAGAGTCTATAAAGACTTAAACTTAGACTTTCAACAGAACACTGCTACAAAAGATATTCAAAAAATTACAGATATTGAAGCTGTAAAAAGAAGTGTGCGGAACTTGATTAATACAAATCACTACGAAAAACCTTTTCATCCTGAAATTGGATCTAATTTGAGAGCAATGTTATTTGAAAATATTACTCCTCAAATGACTCACGCTATTTCAAAAGAGGTAGAACTACTACTTAAAAATTATGAACCTAGAGCAAGACTAGTTCAAGTAAATACACAACCACAATTCGATAGAAACTCATATGCTTGTACGATATCTTTCTATGTGGTAAATCATCAAGAACCTGTGTTTGTAGAATCATTTTTAGAAAGACTAAGATAATATGGCAACTAAATTAGATATATCAGAATTAGATTTTGATACGATAAAAGATAATCTTAAAACATTCTTATCTCAACAAGATGAATTTAGAGATTATGATTTTGAAGGATCTGGTATGTCAGTTCTTCTAGATGTATTATCATATAACACACACTACCTTGGATACAATGCTAATATGTTAGCAAATGAAATGTATCTTGATAGTGCTGATTTAAGATCAAGTGTTGTCTCTTTAGCGAAACAAGTTGGATACACACCAACAAGTGCTGGTTCTTCTACTGCAAATATTAACGCACTCGTAAACAACGGAAGTGGTTCTTCTATTACTATGTCAAGAGGAACTAAATTTACTTCAAGTGTAAATGGACAATCATATGCCTTTGTAAATAATGCTGACATTAGTATTATTCCTGCTGATGGCGTTTACATATTCAGTAATGTTGAACTTAAAGAAGGTTCACTTTTAAACTTTAAATACACAGTTAACTCTACTGATATTGACCAAAGATTTATTGTACCCAATGATAATGTGGATACAGGCACCTTAACTGTTAAAGTTCAAAACTCGTCATCTGACTCAATTACAAATACATATTCACTAGTTAATGGAATTACTTCATTAGATTCTACTTCTAAAGTTTACTTTTTACAAGAGGTAGAAAGTGGAAGATTTGAAATTTATTTTGGTGATGGTGTTTTAGGAAAAAAAATTGAAGATGGTAATATTGTTATACTAGATTATATTGTCTGTAATGCGGATGCACCTAATGGTGCTAGTGCTTTTAGTTTATCAGGTACACTTGGTGGATTTACTGATGTTACTATCACAACAAATAGTGGTGCTGCTGGTGGTTCTAATCAAGAGTCAATTAGTTCAATTAAGTATAATGCACCAAGAGATTATACTGCTCAAGATCGTGCTGTGACGGCTGAAGATTATAAAGTTCTTGTTAAGAGTTTATATGCAAACGCTCAATCAGTTCAAGTTTATGGCGGTGAAGATGCTGATCCTGTTGCATTTGGTAAAGTTTATATTTCTGTTAAAGCAAAATCAGGAAGTAATTTAACAACTGCTACAAAAACAAGTATTGTACAAAGTCTTAAATCATATGCTGTTGCTTCAGTAACTCCTGTTATAATTGATCCTGAAACAACTTTCTTAACTCTCACTACAAGTTTCAAATATAATTCAAGCATATCTACACTTGCATTATCAACAATTCAAACAAATGTATTAAATACGATTACATCTTACAATAATGATACATTGGAAAATTTTACAGGTATGTTTAGACATTCTGCTGTGACTACTTTAATTGACGCTACCGATCCAGCTATTTTAAGTAATGTCACTAAAGTTAAAATGTATAAGTTCATCACACCAACTTTAAATGAAGGATTAAAATACACACTCAATTTTAGTAATGCATTTTTCAACCCACACTCTGGTCACAATGCAAGTGCTGGTGGTATTATTTCTTCAACTGGATTTAAGATCAATGATGACCTTTCATTAAACGAACATTTTTTAGATGACGATGGTGCTGGAAATTTAAGAGTTTACTATTTAAATGGAACAGTTAGAGTATATACAAGTTCATCTTACGGTACTGTTGATTATACAACTGGTAAAGTGGTATTGACTTCTGCTCATATTACTAGTATTTCAAATGTTGATGGCGCTGCTAGTACTCGGGTTAGAATTTTTACTCTACCAAATTCAAATGACATTGTTCCTGTACGAAATCAAGTTCTAGAAATTGATGTATCAAATTCTAGTATATCTGCTGATATAGATGAAATAGAAAGTGGAAGTTCACAAGCAGGAACATCTTATGTAACTACTAGTAGTTATTCTTAACATTGGATAGCAATGACCGATTTTAAACATACATATAAAAAAAAATTAAGTAATCAAATAGGATCGCAGGTTCCTGAATATGTACTGTCGGATCATCCTAAATTTGTAGAATTTATTGAGTCATATTTCTTGTTTATGGAATCTGCTGAATTAAATTTAGAGACAATTACTTCAATTGACAATATTCTTTTAGAGACAGAAACATCAACCAATAGTTATGTACTACTTAATCAAACAACTACACATGGTTTGGATGCTGGTGGTAGAATTGTAGACGAGCAACTTTCTTTCGGTGGTTCTTTTCAAAAAGGTGAAGTAATTACTGGATCAACCTCTAATGCTACGGCAACTATTCTCACAGAAGATAT